AAATGCTAGAAAGATTGCACAAGAGACCGCAATTAACGAAACCTTTCAATGAAAACAGATTCAGATTTTCTGAAAGATAGACAAGATTTATTCTTAACAGATGGTTGGCTAGACCTGATGGAAGAATTAAAAGGAATTGAAAATAGTGTTAAAGATATTGACACTATGGATAACGAGAAAGAACTTTGGGAAGCCAAAGGTCAGTTAAAGATTCTAGGCTATTTGATTAGTTTAGAGTCTGCAACTAAAATAGCAGTGGAACAATCGGAGACGACTCCACATTAATAACACTTCATAACCCTAAGGGGCGGAGACCAAAAAGATGAGTATAGTAGTAGATGTAGCACCAGATGGTGAAGAACAGGTAACAGAAACACAGGAAGTTACACAAGATATTCAGGAACAAGAGGTAGAAACACCAAATGAACCTGAGTATGTAGCCCCTGAAAAGTATGCTGGGAAGACATTAGAGGATGTGATTGGGATGCACCAAAATGCCGAGAAGGTATTAGGTAAGCAAGGACAAGAGGTTGGACAACAAAGACAGTTAATACAACAACTGATTGAACAACAGTCACAAGCAAGTCCAACTACTGAAGCAACAGAAGACGCTGTTAGTTTCGAGGATAATTTTTACGATGACCCTGCTAAGGCAGTAAATTCAGCGATAGAAAATCATCCAGAGATTATCAAGGCTAGAGAAGGTAACGTTAAGTCGGCACAAAATGCTAACTTATCGCAGTTAGAAGCAACACATCGTGATTTTATGGATATTGTTGGTGATAATGACTTTCAAAAGTGGGTGGGAGAGAGTGGTATTCGTACCGAACTGTTCCGTAAGGCTGATGCCAACTATGATTTTAATGCTGCAAACGAATTGCTAGGTACTTGGAAACAAATATCAATGATTGGCAAGACACAAGAAGTTAAAGCACAGCAAAAGAAGTCTAGGCAAAAGGCATTACGACAAACCAGTTCAGAAACTCGTTCCGCAGGAGACGCTGTTGGTGGTAAAAAGATGTACCGTAGAGTTGATTTAATCAACCTACAAGTAAGCGACCCTCAGAGGTATGCTGATTTAGCAGATGAAATTACGATTGCATATCAGGAAGGTCGCGTTAAATAATAATCAATAAGGAGAAATAATATGGCAGGTTTAGGTAATTCAAATCACCAAAACAGAACTGTGTCAGCAAATTTCATCCCTACTCTTTGGTCGGATGAAGTTATTGGCGCATATAAACAAAACCTAGTTCTAGCGAACTTGGTAACAAAAATGTCTCACAAGGGCAAAAAAGGTGGAACTATTAAGATTCCAGTTCCAGCAAGAGGTGCGGCTACCGCTAAGGCAGCAGACACTCAAGTAAACCTTATTCAAGACACTGCGGGTGTAGTAACTATCACTATTGATAAGCACTACGAATACTCAAAGTTAATTGAAGACATCGCTGAAGTACAAGCACTTTCGTCTATGCGTAAGTTCTATACTGATGATGCTGGTTACGCTCTTGCAAATCAAGTTGATGATGACTTATTTGCATTAGGTGAAGCATTACAAGGCGGTACTGCTGGCGGTACTGGTGCAGCATTATGGGAGAAAGCTGTTCGAGGTGGTGATGGCACTACTCTATTTGATGGTTCTACTTCTGGTGGTGGTGCTACTGACATCACAGATGCTGGTATCCGTAGAATGATTCTTACTTTGGATAACTCTGATGTTCCTATGGACAATCGTTGTTTAGTTATACCACCGGTTGCTGCTAACGATATGTTAGCAATTACTCGTTTCACTGAGCAACAGTTCATTGGTAACGGTGATGCAATCAAGACTGGTAAGATTGGTCAAATTTATGGTGTTGATATTTTTGTAACTAACAACTGTCCTACTGTATCCCCTGCTTCTGGCGCGAATGCTCGTATCGGTTTGTTACTACATAAAGATGCTTTAGTGTTTGCTGAACAAGTTGGTGTTCGTTCACAAACTCAGTACAAACAAGAATACTTAGGTGACTTGTTTACTGCTGATACTATTTACGGTGTAGGTGAGTTGCGTAATGATGCTGGTATTGCATTTGCAGTTCCTGTATCTTAATTAGTTAGCAGAGC